CAGCTCAAAGATGCTGCAGGCAATTTTCATGCCACCTGATGTAGTCCGGGCACACGAAGAAATGGCCTAGACGTTGCCATCCGCGTGCGTTATACTTGGGTCATGTATGATCGCTGGCTCAATGTGGCCGATAACGCCATCTCCGCGTATGGTGCTCAGCAGCTGAGGCCTGAGCTTACACTGTTGCTAGCATACATGGACTCGATGCATCCAGAGTCCGTGCTTGAGGTTGGTTCGGCTAACGGAGGATTGGCATGGGCTATCATGCAGATGGAGTCTGTGTCCCATCTAGTCACGGTCGACGTCACGCCGCATCGCCTACGCGATGAGTGGCACAACAGGATCATCGCAATTTGCGGCAACTCTACCGACCCCAAGATAGCGCATCTCGTCTGGGCCGAGGGCGATTATGATATCGTCATCATCGACGGCGGCCATGATTGGAAAACGGCCTCTTCTGACTGGAACAACTATGCACGTACTGCCAAGCCCGGCGGGATCGTCGTAGTGCATGATACCCAGGGCTGGCATGGTATTGTCAACTTCGACGTGCCGGAGCTTTGGCGACACATCCGGACGAAGCTCGATGTGGTAGACCTGATTTCGCAGCCTGGCTGGGAGGCTGGGACTGGGATCGTATGGGCAGGGACAGACGATTGGTGGGATGTGCTGTGACAGTCGCAATTGGGTACGTGCACGGAGAGCTTGTCCACGCGAGGTTCATGGACTGCGTAGTCAGGGAGGCTCGGCAGAATAATGTCGTGGTCATCGAGGAGGGCTCTGGCCCTCACATAGCCATGGCGCGCAACACCGTGGTGCAGAAGTTCCTGGCGACAGGCATCGAATGGCTATACATGGCAGATACAGACACGATGTGGGATTCGCGCACGATACCCAAGCTTCTCAGCAACAACAAGGCTGCGGTCAGCGGCCTGGTCATGCAGGTGGGCGAGCCTCCATTCCCGCTCATGTTCCGGCGCATAGCAGACTTCGGCTTCAAGGGCGCAGGCGTGTTCCAGCAGATACACGATTACACCAACGGAGAGCTGCTGCAAGTCGACGCCGTTGGCGCGGGATCGCTACTGGTGCACCGGGATGCCTTCCTGGCGATCGCCAAGCAGATGCCACGCTTCGTAGCCCAATGGTTCGAGCAGGAATCTGTAGGCGACAACCTTATCACGGAGGACTTCACATTCTGCATCCGGTTGGCCAAGGCGGGCATCCCGATGTACGTGGATACCGGCGCTACAATTGGTCATCTCAAGACGGTCGTCCTACGCGCGTTACCGCGCGCGTGGCAGCCTCTTCCCAGGCCCGGCCTGGGCTAGCGCGCACCCGCCCGCGTCGGGTAGAATACCCCCAGTGAGGAGGTGAGACCGTCTTTGTAATCTGTAGCGCAGAGTTGCCCTGTGCACCCCGGAGTCTGTGCGCCGTCCCTAGGTAGCAGGTTCCAGCTCCGGGGTGCTAAGCTATTTGGAGGAACGTTGACGTCGAAGCACAAGAGGCCTGAGCAGCGTTATGGAGCGCCGGCTGGGCCTGGCGACGACCCGCGCTACATCCGTGTGTCAGAGGGCAAGTCGGCAAGGGATGAAATCCCAATTCCTGTCGCTGACCCTTCATGGAAGCCAAAGGCGCGGAGTTGGTTCAATTCCCTCAAGCTCTCTGGGCAGTCAGAGTTCTTTGAGGCGTCAGATTGGTCGACGGCCGTCGCAGCGGCCGATGCTTACAACCTGTTCCTACTTACCTGGAACGCCAGCATCTTTGCCCAGTTTGTCCGGTTGTCGGAGAGGCTGGGTTGTACTGTCATTGATCGCAAGAAGTCGCGCATCGAGCTTGCAGAGCCCGATCCGACTGACGAGGACGAGGACGCAGCAGACGAGGCCGTGCGAGGTTGGCATGGTCGCTTGACGGTGGTGAAGTGATGCCTTGGTGGGGAATCCTTCTGATAGCATTGGGATGCCTCGGTATAGGCGCATTCATTGCCGCATGTGCTACATTGCTTTACGTAGGGAAGGGACTCTGGGGATAGTTGGGAGGGGCATTGGCCAACACGGCGGTCATAGCTCCGCGCGACCGTCTGGTGACATTGCCAGACGGTGTACCAGAGCTGACCCTCGGCTGGGAAGCTATACACTGGGCATCCAAGTACCTGCGTCAGCCGGATGGCGAGTATGTCGGCCAGAGGTGGGAGTTCATTGAGAGCCAGGTCAGGTTCATCCTGTGGTGGTATAGCCTCGACCCGGCTATGCGCCGTATGAACCATCCGCGCTGGAACTACTTCCATGGAGTGCGCCGATACCCAAAGGGCGCTGGCAAGTCGCCATTTGCAGCGGTCATGGCGCTCATCGAGCTGCTAGCCCCGGTACGATTGGATCACTTTGATGACCGGGTGCTGGGAGGCTGTGTCGGCCGTCCGGTAGGAATGCCGCTCGTCCAGATTGCCGCTACGAGCCGGGACCAGGCCAACATCAACACGATGCGGATGATCCAGGCGCTCCTGCCGCCCAAGAGCCGCATCCGGAATGACTATGATGTGGAGACCGGCAAGACTGTCTTCCACACACCGGGCGGCGGCCAGCTAATGGTCGTGACGTCGAGCCCGACGACTGAAGAGGGCGCGCTGGTCACGTTCGCCATCCTCGACCAGACGGAGAGCTTCCTGCATAATAACGGCGGCGTCAACATGGCCGAGGTTATGGACAGGAACGTCGGCAAGCAAGGCAACCGTATCATCGAAACCAGCAATGCTTGGGAGCCTGGTCAGGAGTCGGTAGCCGAGACAACATTCGATCAGTGGGTCGCTCAGGAAGAGGGCAGGCTCAAGGGAAAGGGCAAGATACTCTATGACTCCCGTATGGCACCTCCCAGTATTGATTTCGATGACATTGATTCGATTCGTGATGGGGTGGAGTTCGCTTACGGCGATGCGTATTGGGTGCCTATTGACGACATTGTGGATAATCGTATTCTCAGCCCAAAGACTCCGCTGGATGTATCCAAGCGATTCTATCTCAACTGGCCGGAGAGCGCGGAGGACTCCTGGACGACACAGCAAGCCTGGGCACGGATGGCAGACCCAACGTTCTATATCTCAGATGGCGATGACATCGCCGTGGGGTTTGACGGCTCACGGATCAATGACGCTACTGCCCTGGTTGGATGCCACATTGACACAGGCTTCACCTTCTCCCTCGGCATATGGGAGACTGATGATGGTAGAGTCGCAATTCCAGTCGATGAGGTGGATGGCGCAATACGCGCAACAAAAGAGCGATGGCACGTCTGCGCCTTCTTTGCCGACGTCAACGAGTGGGAACAGGCCACCAAGGTTACCTGGCGGGCTATGTTCACAGAGGACCCGGACTACCTGACCATCTGGTCGGTACCGGGCGGCCGTGATCCTCAGCCGGTCGCCTGGGACATGCGCTCTCATGTATCAGAATTCACTGCTGCGTGCGAGATGGTCGAGGGCGAGATCAGGAATGGTGCATTCATACATGACGGCGACAGCTACCTCGGGCGCCATGTCATCAACGCGAGGCGACGGCCGAATCGCTGGGGCATCAGCATAGCCAAGGAAGCTCCGAAGTCAACGCGCAAGATAGACGGCTGCGTAGCAATGATAATGGCCCGCCACGCGCGGAGGCTGGTGCTGTCGAGCAAGAACTACAAGGAGCAGAAGCAGCGCGCCGAGGCGGCTGGCAAGCGTCAAGTCTGGAGCTTCTCATGAACAATGAGCCAGGAGTCTCCGTTCGCTTCTACTTTGATGATGCGGACCCAGTAGCGCGCTGCGAGTGCGGATGGCATGTACATGGAGACGCGGCAGTAGATGCATTTAGAGCATGGTGGTCGCATCTTAGCGATAAGCACTCGGAGGCGATGTCATGATCGTCAACATAGAGGACGCACCCGCGCTCGGCACCCAGATGATGCAGCTGCGTTCCTCTGAGCAGAAACGTCTTACGCGCATCTCCAACTACATGAAGGGCAAGCAGGACCCGCCGTATGCCCCGCGCGGAGTCAATGCGGAGTACCGCTGGATCCAGAAGAAGTCCAGGCGCAACTTCCTGCCGCTTGTTGTATCTGTCATCTCTGGCAACCTGCACGTCGACGGCTACCGGCCGAGTGGCATGACTACCATCGAGACTGCATCGACCCCCGACGCAGAGCCGACTTGGCAGGCGTTCCGTGCTAACCGTATGATCTCGCGCCAGCACGGTGTTCACCGGGCGGTCGCGGAGTACGGCGCTGCGTACGTTGTAGTGCTGCCGGGCCAGATGTCGACGGATGAGGAGCTGGAGTCATCAGATGTCCCGGTTGTTAGGCCGGTCAGCCCACGCCGTATGACAGCGTTCTATGCAGATGACGTCGACGACGAGTGGCCTCAGGTCGCCATCGAGGTGAAGGTGGCTGGTAGCCCGATCCGGCCGCAGGACCAGCGTCTCATTGTTGCGCTCTATGATGAGTCCGCGCGGTACATGCTCACGAGCGACGCTGGTGTCGGGTTTGGCAACGTAGCCGACTACCAGGTTCAGCTACGGCTCTGCAACGCTGCCGACCCGTACCTCAACGGATTGGACCCGATCTCGCTGCATGGCCTGGGAATCTGCCCAGTCGTCCGGTTCCTGTATGAGTCTGACCTGGATGGCGAGCGGGACTGCTCGGGCGAGGTCGAGCCCATCATGCCGATCCAGGACCAGGTCAACTTCGACACGTTCAACCTCATGATGTCGGAGCAGTATGCCGCATTCCGGCAGAGGTGGGTCACTGGCATGGCGCCGTCCGATGAGCTTGGGCGTGAGCCTGCCCCATTCCGGCCGGGCGTCGACCGCATGCTAGCAGCCGAGGACCCCACGACCAAGTTCGGGGACTTCGCTGCGACCGACCTCAAACCGTACATCGACGTGCGGGACTCGACCATCCAGCACATGTCTACCATTACGCAGATACCACCGTACTACCTGCTTGGTCAGGTTGCTAACCTCAGCGCTGAAGCGCTAGCCGCCGCGCGGGATGGGCTCGACCGGAAGATACAGGAGTTGCAGTCCGTCCTGACCGATCCTTGGCGCAACGTGTTCCGGCTCACTGGCCTGGCCTCCGACGACAAGGAAGCCTGGAACGATCTCAACGGCGAGGTCATTTGGCGCGATACTAGCGCGCGGGCCTTCTCTGCTACAATCGACGGGCTCGGCAAGGCGGCGCAGATGCTGGGCATCCCGGTCGAGGAGCTTTGGCGTCGGATACCAGGAGTCACCGCCGACGACGTCAATTCGTGGCTCCAGGCCCGGCAGCACTACGAGGCCCAGGACACTGTCAAGAACGCTATCGCTGCTGCGATGCAGTCTCAGCCGCAGTTCGCCAACATCACATCTACCACTGCTGGTGTGCAGACTTCTACCCCGGTCGAGATACAGGCCGGTACCATAGGCCAGCCGACTGGTACCGCCCCGGCCAAGTCAACCCGGCCGTCAGCCGGTGGCGGAGGGACCGGGGTGCACTGATGAGTTTGGATGCCTCCGGTACGCGCCTAGGACGCCGCGCGGGGCCGGGACCTACCCCGGATATACCCCCGGCCAGTGCAAGCCATCCTAGGCCGTCTCCGGTAGCTTCCCGTGGCACATCCTCCCCGCTGCGCCGGATCGCCCCGGACGCGAGCGCGGTCCTGACGGGTGCATATCAGGATAACCAGGCGGCGCTTGGAAACTACGTGACCACGGCTATCCGCTCGATCTGGGCCCAGCACATCGACCCGGAGAACTTCTCTGGTAGCTGGCGGGACATCGGCCCCGTAGTCAAAGTTATTGTAGCTCAGCACTATGCTGCCTCAGCTGCAGACGCGGCTGACTACTACCGTAACATGCATGTAGTTAACGGTCTCCGGTTGCCAGCCGTGCGGGATTCCATACTCAATGCTGGGCACCTTAACCGGATGGCCGGCGCCGTAGCTAACGGCAACTTCTACCATCAGCTTAATACGCAGAAGGTGGACCCAGCGCGGGCTTCGGAGATAGCCAGAAACGTCATGAGTGGGGCTGGTGCCCGGTTCGCGCTCCAGGGTGGCAGGAGCACTGTCATGGCAGCGGTCGCCAATGACCCGGACGCGACCGGCTGGGAACGCATCATGACGCCGATCGCTTGCAGCTACTGTTCGATGCAGGCTGCACAGGGTCCATTTAAGCCGGGCAATACCAGGTTCCGGGCGCATGACTACTGTCATTGCCTCGCGGCTCCGGTACTACGCGGGCGTCAGCCGGGGAACCAGGATGTCAAGCAAGCATGGGATAAGCTAACCGGAGGACTATCAGGCGACGACGCGCGAGCCGCCTGGGATGATTACTGGGCAGGAGGCCGGAATGCCACCAACACCACACACTGAGACGGCAGAGGGACGTAGGGCTGCCGCCAAGCAAGGCGCGGCGCTCCCCAGCAAGAGTGGAGGCGCTCCGCGCTACCCAACGCCAAACAGGACGTATCTCGCCAAGGCCATCAAGGCGGTTGGCCGCGGCAAGGGTGACCACTCCCTGATCCGCCGCTACCTGATCCGCCGCGCGAGGGCGCTCGGCGCAACGGACATGATCCCCGATAACTGGAACTCGGATGGGAGTACGAAGTAATGCCGCCAGCCAGCAAGAAGAAGGGCAAGGATACCGATTCCGACGCCGAGGACAAGGCCGAGGGCAACGGTGAGGATAACGACAACGACCAGGAGGATCAGGACGAGAACATGACGCCGCAGCAGAAACGTGAGGCGGCGTTCAGGAGGATGCTAGCCGCGAGGCGGAAGGGATAGCAATGGCTGCACAGCCCGGCTCGGATTACCTATACCAGCCAGGTCACGGAAAGGGTTTTGGCGAGTCAGCGCTCGGCACGACCTTGACTGCCGAGATGACGGAGCTGGACCTCAAGCCTGGTGCTACCGTCACCGTCCACTCCATGGACGTAGACACTGACTGGCCCATCATCGAGTGGGTCGATGACAAAGGCCTGGGGAGGATGACCACAATCGAGCCAACTATCTTCGACGCGGACTTCACCATCGTCTAAGGAGGCGACATGACACTTCTATCGGCTGGCCAGCTGTTCCAGTACGCAGAACAGCAAGCCCTCAACGCAGTATTCCTCAAGACGCAGAGCCCAGCCGCCGCTGCGACCTACATGGCGCTGTCGACCTCGGCTACATCAGGCGTACTGGACTCAACGTACACGACCATGGCTGGCGCGAACATCAATGAGTACGCGACCGCATCTGGTTACGCGAGGCAGAGCTACGGCCCAGTCAGCGCTACGGCGGCGAGTCCAAGCCTCATCTACAACACGGCCCAGCTTACCTGGGGTCCGTTCACATCCGCGCCCGGTACGTGTAACTGGGGCATCTGCTGCAACGCGGCGTCGGGTACTGCAGCGAATACCATCGCTGCTTTCTTGCTAGCCTCGTCGCGGACGCCGAACATCGGTGACTCGCTGCAGGCTGCGGCTGGTACGGGTTCTGCCGGGGTCGGTTTTCTCGCGCAGGTGTAGTGTGACAGCCCTGGATATAGGGCTTGCCATAGCAAACCTGGGCATTGCGAGGATGTGGCCGTGTAGCGCCCTGGTCGGCCCGGGTCTGTACTGTGGCGCTACACCCACGTCCAAATACAGGCGTGAATGCGGAGTCGAGAGCCATGCTGGCGAGGTGTGGCTCTGTCCTGTACATGCCAATATGGTTATAGCCGGTATGACAATATGCAAGCTATGCGCGGCGCGCGGAGGTATAACTGGGATTGCTAGGATTATGCGCATGACAGAGCCATTGAGATTGGTGACGTTATGACCTGGACTACGGTCGGAGCGCTGAACCCGAACGGTGCTAGCGGGACTAGTTCATTCTCTTTGACTCCGGCTGGCGTCGGCCACTTGATTGTGGTAGGTATTATTAATAATGATAATGCCACTGTTTATGCTACGGCTTTGTCTAGTTCTAACGTTACGTGGACTCCAGTCACGCATGTACTGGGCACTGGTAGTGTTAATACGGGCAACCTGTTTATCGGTCAGGTGACTGCAGCTAGTGCGGCTACTGTGACTATTACATGGAGTGGTACTGCTCCAAATTCCTATATTACTGGGCAGGAGTATGCATCGTCGGTTGGATCATGGGCACTCGGTCCTTTCACGGTCCTTAACAGCGCTGGAACTAACACGTGGTCGAGCCTAACCGCTAATGCAGGGGACTTGTATGTTGGGTATTGCAATGACAGCGGAGCCGCGGTGGCAGGCACGACGCCTGGATTCACTTGGGGGATAGATGGCCACAGCAACGGTTTTGGGTATCGGCTGAGCTGTGCGTCTGGGGCTAACGCTCCAGTATGGGGAGACTCAGGTCACACGGTCGGCTGCATGACGATAGTTCAGGAATCTGGTGGCGCTCCACCGAAGATACCGCAGCAGGTACATATTTATTCGCCGGTGACAAGGCTATCCAGAAGAAAATCATCAGCACTCTACGGGAGATAACATGGCAGAGTATCAGGTCATACCACGAGGTACCACTGCGCCGTTTATGCCAACGGTGGTAGCTCTTGCGGCTGCTACAACGAAGACAGTATTGCAAGTAGCGGCTCCATCTACTACTGACATTCGTGTTCTCGGCTGGGGCTTGTCGTTCGACGGAGCTTCTGGTACAGCTGTGCCGGTTATCTGTCAGCTAGCTGATACTGACGTCGCGGCGAGTGGGCTCACCTCGTTTACTCCGGAACTATGGGGCAATACCCTTCAGCCAGCTAGCCTATGTGTTGGTGGCGCAGCATTGACTGGGCATGGCGGCGGGGTTACGCCAACGGAAGGCACGATCACGAACATACATCAGATGGATGCGCAGCATGTACATCCGCAGACTGGTTACAGTATTTGGTTCCCAGAAGGGCCGCAACAGCCGAGGGTGGCGGTGTCACGGTTCCTACGTATTAGGTGCCTGGCTCCTGCAGTAGTCAACGTTATTCCGTGGGTAGTCTGGATGGAGCCCGCGCTCTAGGAGGAAGTCTTGTCAGGGAGCAGGAACGCATATCACGGGCCTGGCCTGCCCGTTATCCCTGCGCCTGCTGCTGGAGTCGTGTATTCGCTTAGTGGCTCTTCTGACACTACTTCTGCCGATGTTGCTAGCGGTACCATCGCGCAGATTATAGCGGTAAACGGGTCGAGCCCTAGTGTTTCCTCGGCAAGTGGGACACTAAGCCTGAATGCTGTTCTTACGGGCTCTGCGCCTACGGTTTCCGGCGCCAATGGCACGGTTACTCTACAGGGCGTCATCAGCGGTTCCTCTCTCGCCGTGTCCGCAGCTTCCGGCACGGTAACAGAAGTATTCGTCATATCGGCATCGTCGGCTACGATGTCTGCGGCAAATGGCTCTATAGGTATTGTCAGTCCAGTTTCAGGAACGTCAGCCGCCGCGTCAGGCGCATCCGGTAGTCTCATTGCCATTGGTGTGATTTCCGGTACGTCGCCTACGTCATCAGCCGCCAGCGGTACTGTAACCGCGTTGCTGGCCCTGGCCGGGTCCTCAGCAACTGCGTCATCCTCAAGCGGTACCTTGGGTATGACGGGCGCGGTGGCCGGCTCAAGCTCTTCAGCTTCGAGCGCTAGCGGTACGGTAGTCACCAAGGCAGTTATCTCTGGTTCAGCAGCTTCCGTGTCTGGCGCATCCGGCGCAATTGCTCAGATTGTCGCCATATCTGGTTCATCATCATCCACATCGTCCGCGAGCGGGACAATTAGCGCGCTGGGAGTGCTGGCTGCCTCTTCCAGTACAGCTTCCTCCGCGAGCGGCACGCTAGTGCTGACCGGCGTGATCTCCGGAGTTAGCGCGCCGGCCAGCCTAGCTAACGGTAGTGTAGCAATATTCACGCCAGTAGCCGGGTCATCGGCATCTGCGAGTTCAGGCTCTGGGGCCATATCAATAGTTACCGGCGCCCAGACTTACCCGGTAGCCGGGCAGTCTACGGCTTCAAGCGCCGCAAGCGGAAGCGTGGCCCTGCTTGCGGTGATGGCTGGTACCTCTTCTAGCACGTCAGCCGCGAGCGGCGTGCTTGCCCTGCAAGGGGTGCTAGCCGGCAGTGCGACCCCGGTCAGCTCAGCCAACGGCTCGCTGGTGCTGATCGGGGTCGTATCTGCTACGTCTGTCACAGCAAGTCATGCTAACGGTACCATTTCTGCTCTAGGTGTCATCTCCGGTAGCTCCGCGTCGGTCAGTAACGCGAATGGGTCCACGGTGCTGATCGGCGCGGTTACCGGATCGTCTGCTACAGCATCTAGCGGGACCGGCTGGCTATCCGGAGGGCCGATATCAGGCTCGTCGGCTGGGGCATCATCCGGTGCCGGTACTGTCAAGCTAACTATAGTCATCTCAGCGACGAGCGCTACAGTTAGCCAGGGTTCTGGCGGACTGATTATTGCTGGCCCAGCACCGCTTGTCATTGCCGGCAGCGCGGCGGCGGTCTCGGTTGCGACCGGCAAGGTAGCGGCTATCCTGGCTATCTCGGGTACGGCCTCTAATGCCTCGGTTGCGACGGGTAGTATCTCGGTCCTAGGCGCGGTATCGGGAACCTCTAGTGCCATCTCCGTAGGCTTGGGTGGCATAACCCTGAGGATGGTCGTAACCGCTAGCGCGGCGTCTTATTCGGGTGCCTCCGGCTGGCTGGCGTTTGGGCGAGGTCTATCGGGATTCGCTTCAGCAATTAGTGCGGCTAGCGCCTGGGTCGAGCCGCCGTTTGTCGCTGGAGGTCTCCCGGCTACGCTTACCGCTATCGTGTACGTTAGTGATAGCCTGTCAGCTAATGTGCTAGTCATCCGGGCTACGGCTTCTGTAGCAACAGATACGTATGCCGCCGTCGTATCGGTGAACGAGGGCGAGGCTACTATTAAAACGAATCAAATCATAGCGGAGGTGACATAATGGATGGGCTAGACATAACTGTTCTGTTCTTCCCTGTCAATAATGACATAACTGTAACGGCTCAGTTTCCAGAGATCACGGACGGTACAGGCATGACGGCTCAGTTCTGGTACAAGGATGACAGATATACTCCGGACTCTGATCCTAGCACTAATATGTATCAGAACAGCATCATCAAGGATAACCAGGGGAACTGGTTTTCAACGTTCAATATACCTGGCACAGCAAACAAGATCGCTGGGTCCTTCTGGTGGAGGGTTGACGCGGTGGATGCGCAAAGTAAACGTAGGACTGCGGCCAACGGTCCTGTGCTAGTGCAGGCAAGCTAGTGGTCGCCGGCAGGGAGGCGTCCGCAGGGGACGCGGAGGCAACAGAAAGGCTTATGCGGTACTGGGCCGAGGGCCCAGGCGCTGCCAAGATACGCTGGGGCACCAAGGATGACTTCTACAGGTGTGAGACGGAGCTGAGTAAGTACGTCGGCCCTGATGTTGTAAAGGGTCTATGCTCCAATTTGCACCAGCGTGCGACCGGATACAGACCGGGCCACGCCCCATCCGAGCAGGGATAATGCGAGGGCTTCCCTAATCGGTCCGGATCAGGTATACTACGCGCCAGGGTAGGCGAGGGAGAAATGAGCGAATCTGCAGTAGAAGGAATTGGCGGCGACACCGGAGAGGTCACTGACCCTCAGGGCGCGTCAGCTGACGTTACCTCAGAAGAGGACGCGGCAGCTGAGGAGGCTCTTGCGCAGCTCATGAAGGAACAAGACCCTGATGAGCTTCGCAAAGAGGTCGAGCGCTGGAGGGGCCTGGCCCAGCGGCATGAAAAGACTGCCCGGGATAACTCGAATGCAGCCAAGAGGCTGAAGACCATCGAGGATGCCAACAAGACCGAACTACAGAAAGCTGTCGAAGCCCAGCAAGCGGCGGAGCAGGAGCGGGATACCCTGCGAACGTCGCGCGACAGGATGATGGCGGCCGCTGCCCACAATCTGCACGCAGACCTGATCGACTTCCTCCCGGGTGGTACCGGGGAAGAGATCACGGCTGCTGCAGAGAAGCTCGCAGGAATCATCGAGGAGAGAGCCAAGGCTCTGGCAGAGCCGATGGCCAAGGAGCTAGCTACCCAGATAGCAGCTCAGATGCGCAATGGAGGGGCCGGTACGGGCACACGCCGTCCGGTCGAATCCATGCGCGCTGGCGCTGCGCCTACTGGTAGCAACACGCTAGCTACTCCCGAGGGACTGTTCCGCGATCTGCTGAACCGCCGCAACGAACAGTAACAGCGTGGGCCGCGCGCCTGCGCGGAAAGGGCTTTGACAGTGCCAACCTACGGTACTCACATCGGCCGTACGACATCTGGTTCGGACCCGCTTGTTCCCGAACCTCTAGCTACGGCCATCATTCAGGAGGCGCCAAAATCAAGCGCGGCGCTGAGCCTGATGAACCGCACAACGCTTTCCGCCAAGACCCAGCGCATGCCCGTCCTCGACGTGCTGCCCGTTGCGTACTGGGTCGGTGGCGACACTGGCATGAAGCAGACGACCATGATGCAGTGGAAGAATGTCGTCATGGTCGTTGAGGAGATCGCTTGCATCGTGCCGATCCCCGAGGCGTACCTGGACGACGCGGACGTGCCGCTCTGGGGTCAGGTTCAGCCGCGTATCACTGAGGCGGTCGGCCAGCTGATCGACCTTGCCGTGCTCTGGGGCGTTAACAAACCGAGCACCTGGGGCGAGTCGGTGTTCGCCGGGGCCACCAAGTCGACTCACACGATCATCCAGGGCACTGGCGTCGACCTCGGCCAAGACGTGACCAAGCTCGGCGTCCTGATGGCCCAGTCGGGCTACACGGTCAACGGCTTCGCTGCTCAGCCGGGCACTAGCTGGAACCTGGCTGGCCTCCGGTCGGCGCAGGGTGTGCCCATCTACCAGCCGGACATGACTGGAACGCCGGGTGGCAAGCTGTACGGCTACAGCATGAACGAGATCAACAACGGTTCGTGGCAGTCCGGTACGACCGGCGGCGCGGTTATGCTCGCTGGCGACTTCACCAAGTCGATCATCGGCATCCGCAGCGACATCTCGTTCAAGATGTTCACCGAGGGTGTCATCTCCAACGACTCCGGCGTCGTCATCCTGAACCTGATGCAGCAGGACTCCGTGGCGATGCGCATGACCATGCGGCTCGCGTACGCCTGCGTCAACCCGGTCACCATCATGCAGCCGGCGAGTGCCATCACTGCCCGGTGGCCGTTCGGCGCGATCCTACCTGTTGGCGCTACCGGCAACCCGACCGGCGCAATCAGCGTCATCCAGGCCCCGCCGTACCCGTACACCGGCAGCTTCATGGTCACAAGCCAGGCCGAGACTGCGGAAGAGGCGGCAGGCGACGAGCGTTCCGCGTTCGAGCAGAACATGGAGCTGCACGAGAACGTCCAAGTCGAGGTCACCGAGCAGCCTCCGCCAGAACGTCCGTTCGCACGGCGTCAGACCGGCCGGCAGTCCGGCCAGCGCGCTCGCTCAAGCGACAAGGAGTAGGCCTGGCAGATCAAGCAGTGAGGAGTAGGGGATGGCCCAGGGATCAGCTCGTTCTACCAGCGTGGTTCTCACCACCGGATTCTGGCAGACTCAGTCAGGACCGGCTACTACCGCGCCTGGCAACGGCAAGTACAATGCTGATAACTGGGCCACCCCAACTCTCATAGCTATCTCCAGCATCGACAATGACGGTTATGACCGTCACGCCGGTCTGTTGAGCCTTCGTAGTGGAGACCAGATAATGGAACTTGCTACGAACAATAGCCAGAACTTCCAGGAATGGTCTGTTACCTCGGTGACCGATCAAGGCACCTGGGTTCAGATCGGGGTTACAGTAGTTGGGGCAGGCTCAACGTTCGTCACGCCTGGAATGAATCAGACCAGAATTATTCAGGCTCTTCAGATCATAGCCCAGGAGGAACCATCAGGGCCTACCTTCGGACCTAAGCCCAACCTAGCTACGGAGGATAACATTGTTGATAGGCTGGGCCGGAACCTGAACCAGATCGAGGCGGCTCGTGTTACGGCTATGCTGGCTGACGGCAGCGCTATCATCCGTAGGTACGCGCGGAATGATTTCATGTTCAAGAATGAAGACTACATAGAGATAGTAGCGGACTCTGGCCGCATCGTGCTGCCCGGCAGGCCAATCTACTCCGTTGATGCTGTTACCTGGAAGTCTGGCTTGGCTAGCATACCGGACATCCCAGTGATCTGGTTTATTTTTGACGGCGTCGACACCATCACGATACCGGAGCCTCGCGACTCATCAATAATCAATCTACCGGCTATGTGGTATAGTGTTGGCTTCTATAGCAGTACGTTTGGCATAACGCATACGCATGGCTATCAGGTAGTGCCGGATGATATTGTCGGGCTACTGTGTTCTGCTATCATCTCTGAGTTGTCGACGCCAACCATGTCGGCTACGCTTCAGAGTGAGGCCATCGGTGCGTATAGCTACAGCATGCGTCGCCGGGCGCTCGGTGGCGGGCTCTATGCAGCCCTACTTGACTTCGGAATGCAAGACTTGCTTCAGGATTACAGGCGTAAGCGTGGTACGATTGCAATGAGGTTCTGATGTACCCTATTCTTCCTTACGGGCGTACGGTGACGGTACTCCACCGTTACGTGTCTGGGCAGGATCAATGGGGCAACGATGTGTATAGTTATACATCCGAGAATGTTGGACCTTGTTCTATACAGCAAGCCTCAAGCCGGGAGAATATCAACTTCGCTGATCAGGCTATCACGGGCGTTGTTGTATATGTTCCGTGGGGGACTCAGATCAGCTACCTTGACGCGATAGTCGTTGATGGGACGACGTACGAAGTAAATGCAGAGCCTGACCATTGGACGTCCCCGTTCTCTGGGCGCTCTGCCCCGATCCGGGTTCAGGGCTTGGTTGTGAAGGGGGCCTCGCCATGAGCGCAGAGTATACTCCAAATCACGTCGGCATTGGTGAGTTCCTGAACTCCGGTATGATGGAAGACATGATTTCCAGGATCGCTGACCTGATCCGCGACCGGGCTGTGTCCCTGTCCCCAGTGGGCGATCCTGGGCCACCGGACCGCGACTGGCACCCTGGCCGGTACCTGGCGAGCTGGCACGTACGGGTTCACCGATTCGGCGGAGCTACCAACGACCGGATCGAGGCAGTCGTGTATAATGATTCGCCTGAGGCGTTCTGGGTCGAGTACGGACATCGAGGGCGTGAGCCGTACTACACGCTACGCCGGGCAGCGCATGAGGTGAGGTGGGCATGACAATGACTGTACTACTGCAATCATTCCCTGATATAGAGTCAGCTCTGATGTTTGCGCTCGTGCCTATGGAGCCTAGTATTAGATTTGTAACATCTATGCCGGCCGGTGACTTGCCCAAGATCACGGCAAGAATCAGGAGGGCTAGCGGTTCTAGTGGAACCGGCGGCGCCCATATATACATTGACAGGCCTATTGTCGACATTGACGTTTGGTGGAAGTCTTCAGATGCTATGAGCGCATCTATTGCCGCGCGGAATATCGAGGCTGATCTATTGTCCCTGTCAGGGGCCAGAGTTACGAATGGAGTGTTCCAGAGAATCACAGTCGTTAGCGGACCCAAATCAGTACCGGAGGCGAATCCAAACCTAGTACGATACAATGCGTCGTACGAAATCCGAATCCACTCATAGGAGAGGTAATGCCAGCATCACAGCAAGAAGAGCGCGGTATCAGGGAAGAAGTGCTCGCGCAGGACATTTCGCAGTTCGGCCTCACCCCACCCGCGACCGGCCCGTACAAGAACAACGCGTTGCTCTACGCAGCTGGCGACGTGGTGTGCTGGGTCGGCCTGCCCAACGTCGGTCCTCCGCTCGGCTTCGAGGACCCGTCCAGCCTAGCCGCAGCCACATACAAGTGCTGCGGCTGGGTCGACGTATCCGGTTACATTTTCAAGCTCGACGAGACCATCAAGGACATCCCAGCAGCTGGCGTCCTGACCCCGGTTCGTTCCATCCTCACCGGCGGCACCAAGACTGTCCAGGCTACGTTCCTGGAGGGCATGAACCCGTACGTCCTCGGCCTGTATGACGACGTTCCCATCTTCCCGGTCGCGTCCAGCATCCTCAAGGCGACCACGACATCATCTGGCGTCCTGCCGGCCAACTCCGCGCTCTACATCATTCCGGACCCGCCCGCTGACAACAGGTACGGCATGATCTTCGACAGCATCGATGGTACCAAGCAGGAGCGTATGTACGCTCCGAACGTCAAGGTAACGGCCCGGGGCAACCGGCAGGCTCAGCAGGGCGACATCATCACTACTGACCTGACGTTTACCTTCTACCCTGGCACAATCGGTGCCAACACCGCGGCAGTCGCCCAGAGGACGGTCAACTACGGCCAGTCCATGACCACCTACTTCACCTGATGCCAGCATCAAGAAGGGAAACGGTCATGGCCGCCGAAGCTCTGGACCCACGCGAAGATCAGCACGAAGACAATGTCGTCGACCTGGAGGAAGAAGTTGACCTCGACCTCGACGCAGAGGATGAACGGCTCCGCGCAGAGGCGCTGGGCAAGTCATCCAAGGTCAGGGTTGCTGGGAAGGTTGTCCACATCCTGCCCGCAGGTGACTGGCCGTCCTCCGCGATGCGAGCCGCGACGAGCGGCGACTGGGACACCTGGGCCCGGGAAGTCATCGAGGACGACGATGAGTTCTCCACCTGGTCGGATGCCAACCTGCGCAACTACCAGATCGAGGCCGTGTTTACCGAACTTGGTCGCAAGGCCAGAATGTCGATGGGAAAATCTCAGAGGCGCTCTGGGTCACGTCGCAATTCCCAGAGGAGATAGAAGCAGACCTGCAGCGCTACTACCGCCTGGACTATATGGATCTGTTCAGGCCTAGTAGCGGCTTGACTTGGCGCAAGCTGCTGGTCTTGCTGAACCATCTACCTCCGGAGAGCGCCCTGAATACTGCGGTGCGTAACAACACGCCAGAAAGTGAGCTGGCTAGGAGTAGTGCTCTAGCCGACCCTAAGAAGGGTAGCTGGAGTACCATAGAGACGTTCCTGGCTTTGCTCATAGATGAGTTGCGCATTAATACCTGGGCGTATATACAAGTTCATACAGAGGGCAAGGTTGCTAAGCCTACCCCGATCAGCCGTCCGGGCGTAGGCGCGCGTACCGGCAAGCTGATGACACTGGAGCAAGCGCAGAAGATAGACCCTCGCTTGCGAGGAATGGACGAGGCCGAGGCGCAGGCTATGCTAGACGAGTTGGTGAACCGTGGCCGGTGATGAAATCTTCATAGGTAGCGTTTCTGTAGGTGTAGTCCCAGACCTTCGTGGTTTCAATGACAAGGTCCGCGCGGAGCTTGTTCCAGCTGCGAACAGAATTGGCGAAGAGATAGGCCGCGAGATTACGCGCGGTATCATGGACAAGCTCGATCTTGGTTCTGTTATCGCCAAGGCTACAGTTAAAGCCAGGACTGCAGCTACAGCTGCAGGCGCGGAGCTAGGGGAAAGGTACGGGAAGGCATTTAGGAAGGCTTTTGAACTATCTACCAAGGACCCTGTAATTATGAGGGTTAAGGTCGATGATAAAAGCCTTGAACTTATGCGTAGAAAGATCAGTCTTTCCCTAAGAGATGCATTCACGATAAAGGTCAGGGCTGATGTTGACCGGGCTTCGCTAGCGAGGGCTGCTGTCGCATTCAAGCTGGCTACTGGAGCAGTGAGCGGAGGTGGGGGAGCTACTATAGATGACCTTATTAAGCTTATAGCTGCTGGAGGTCGAGGTGCCCGGGGTGGAGGTCGTCGTGGTGGTGGCGGAGGCTTCTTTGGGGGCTTGCTCGGTCTCGGCGAGATACTCACGCCAGGTGGCGGCGGTGGAGCAGCAGGGTTGTCCAGGCTCGCAGGTGCTGGCCCGGCGGCCGGAATTGGTGTAGCCGCACTTATTGCAGCAGCGGCTCCATTTATAGGGCAGGCGCTTGGCGGCCTTCTGGTTGGCGGCCTCGGGACTGGACTGCTTGGTCTTGGTATCGGTGGCGCGCTCATGGGGAACGTCTCTGGGCAAGCAGCACAAACGGCTGCTAGGGATCGGTATGCTGCCGCTCAGCTCCGCGTGGCAGCAGCACAAGAACGTTTGAATAAACTTGAAACTGGCGGTAAGGCTACTACGGCTCAGCTTCTGTCCGCTCATGCTGCTCTAGCTAGTGCCCTTGCGGCGCGGGCTACCGCTCAGGATAAGTACAATGATATCAATCAGCGTTCACAAAAGAATGTAGCAGCTCTCCAAACCGCATTCAATAAACTAGAACCCGCTGTAAAGGATGCATTGTCCAAGATTGGCGCGCCGTTCATACCTGTCCTTACACAGATATTCAATCAGGCGGCTGGCGTCATTAAGACTATGACTCCGATATTCGTTGATGCCAGCAAGATAATAGCAGGACCATTCAAGCTTCTTGCTGATACTGTACTCAAGGCATTTACTGATCCGGCAGTTAAGTCTTCAATCATAGCAGTGGCAACAGCATTTGCTAGTATTCTTACAGCATTTACACCTGATATCCCTGGCATCATGGATTCCCTGGCGCAAGCTATAACTCGTATGTCAGATGCTATTGCCAAGAATCCAAAAGCATTTGCTGACTTCCTGAATTTCCTATTCCAGATTCCTATAGTTCTGGTCAATTTTGTAGCTGTGCTCACTGATGCTGCTAACTGGATTGAGGCACACTGGACGAATGCATGGAAGCGGATAGGAATCAATACCAAGGCAGCTTGGCACATTATTGCGCAGTCGGTCGTTAACGTACTACATTTCATCAGGGATATATTTAAGCTGTTTATTGATCTCTTTAGTGGTAACTGGAAGGCTGTCTGGAAGGACATCCTGAACATAGGCAAAGATTTTTCTGATCAGCTGAAGATTCTGTTCTTGGAGCTTATGCCGCTTTTGTGGGGTATTATTAGGAAGTGGCTAGACAGGATCAAGAGTCTCTGGGACTTCTTGTGGCATTACCTCCTGTGGGCGGCGGTCCGAAGCTGGCACGCCATAGTCCGGCTATTCGAGATAATGGGTCATGAGATAGCTCATGACTTTGATACTATCCGTCATTACGTTGCTCATGTGTGGGACATGATCTGGAATAACACTATCGGCCGTCTTATGCGCGGGGTCGCAGACAGCCAGAGGATCGTGGCTGGTTTGGAACATAACATAGCTCATTGGTTTGATAATCTTCGTCATGCTGTCGCCGCTATCTGGGATGCTATCTGGAACTGGATCGTTAGCCGGGCGACTCAGGGCGCACATGACTTGATGAGTCTCTTTACCCGGCTCAAGACTAACATTGTCAACTGGTTCCACGATGCTGTTAATTGGCTTGTAAATGCAGGCAAGAATATCATCACTGGCTTGTACAACGGTATCAAGGCTGCTATAGCTGACGTAGGCAACTGGGTTAATAACAATGTCGTTCAACCGATAGTTCATTGGATAGAACATCACTTCGGTATAAAGTCGCCTTCAACAGTTATGTTCGGTATCGGCAAGAATCTTGTTGCCGGACTTATGCATGGCCTGTTCACTTCCGGCAAGGACCTTACGCACTTCATAGTCAATGTCTTCGGCGGGTTGCCGCAGGCGCTGGGTGGCATGATACAGAAGGGTCTCATAGACATCGCTAAGCTACCAGAAAAGGCGTTGCACGCTCTGGGCGGCGTAGCAGGCAAGCTTGGCGGGTTCTTTGCCAAGCTATTTGGCGGCGGCGGCGGTTCCGGTGTTCAGCGCTGGGCCGGGCTCGTCGCTCAGGCCCTAACCATGCTCGGCCTTCCGCTTTCCCTGGGCAAGCAGGTCTTGTACCAGATGCAGACAGAGTCAGGCGGCAATCCAAACGCGATCAACCTGACCGACATCAATGCTCAGCGCGGAGACCCGTCGCGGGGTCTGCTCCAGGTAATCGGCTCGACGTTCGCAGCATACCATGTACCTGGTACGTCCGGCAACATCTACGATCCGCTGGCTAACATCGCCGCTGCGATCAACTATGCGATGCACGTCTACGGTCCGTCGCTCATGCGAGGGGGCATGGGTATGGGATCGGAGCACGGCTACGCGGCCG